AAGAGGGTGGCTCGCTGGACCAGCTTTCCGAGCGACTCGTGAAAGCAATCGCGCTCAAAGCCGGCCGCGCCATTTCGGCGGCGACCAAAGAAAAGCTCAAGGCAATCATCAAAGCTATTGAAGACCACCATGAGGAACATGGTAAGTCCACTGACGAGATAACCGCGGCCTTAAAGTCCCTTGTGGACGCTGGCGGCGGGGGGGAGGAACCGAAGCCGGGCGAAAAGTCCGGCGCGGCCCCGAAACCAAGGTCGAGCCCCTCGGGAGCAAAAGCTGATTTGGAGGTTTACCTCTTCAACCAGCGGCTCGTGAGGCAGGTCAAAACTGCCGCCGAAGAGGTGCTCCGCCAGATCAATCCTAAGATCAAGGAACTGACCACTCGCGGCCGTTAGACCTATCCCTACAACTCAATAAATGAATAGTGAAGAGAAAATCTTGGCGGCGGTTGCTGAAACCGTCACCAAGAACTTCCACGATGTGATGGAGAAATCCCTCACGAACATGGAGGAAGTGTCCCGGAAGACCGCGCGCCAGGTCGTCGAAGAGATGACCATAGAGCGGTACGTCAAGGGGCGTGACATCACGCTTCTTTCCGACGAGCAGAAGAAGGACTTCGCGGCGCAGGTGATCGAGGCCTACAAGGGCCACGAGCGCGAAGCCGTCCGCATCACGAAGATGGGCGGCGAGCGCGTCACGAAGGCCAACGAAGCGCTCATCGAAGAGCAGGACAACCGCGGCGGATACCTCGTCCAGCCAGAAGTGGCTGCGGCGATCTTGCGTATCGCGGCGTCCGTGGGAACCATCATGAAGCAGGCCCAGAAGTGGAACATGAAGACCGACCAGCTCGGTATTCCGAACTACACTGGCAACTTCCTTACGGGTTCTTACATCGGCGTCGATCTCCCCGGCGTGATCACCGGCTTGACCTTCGGCCAGGCGGTTCTCATCAGCCGCAAGTGGCAGCTCGCGTTCGCGCTCGGCAACGACCTCTTGCGCGATGCGTCGGTCCAGCTCGGCGATTGGCTCCTCACCCTCGCGGGCGAGGCATTGGCCAACATGATCGACCAGCAGGGTTTCGTCGGCAGCCCGGCGAACGGCCCGTTTGTCGGAATCATGAACATGCCGGCGAATACGGTTAACACATATACGCTCGGCTCGGGTGGAACGACGTTCGCGAAGTTCAACCCGGTCACTGATGCAGCCAACGTCGTAGCGACTTTGGAGGAATCCGTCTTGGATGGCGCCGCATGGTACATGCACCGCACCGTCTGGGCCGCGATCGCCTCGGAATTGGCTTCGACCTCCGGCATCCCGTTCTTGTTCCTCGGCGCGTTCGCGGCCAACCAGTCGGGTCTTGAAAAAGATCCGCTCGGCGGCCCGATCCGCAACGCGGGACACATGATGGGCTTCCCCGTCTACACGAACCGCTGGCTTCCTGCCACGACTCTCGCGACCCAGACCTCGACCGCGTTCATGATCTTCGGCAACCTGAAGGCCATGGCGTACGGCGACAAGGGCGCGATCCGCGTCGGCAACTTCCAGTCAGGCTCGTTTGGCGGCAAGGAAATCGCGCTGTCCGACCAGTCCGGCATCGTCTACAAGCAGGACCACGCCCTCGTGGTCGTGCTCCCCAAAGCGTTCACCGTCATCTACACATCGGCGTCGTAGTCCGCATTGTCTGCTTCCGGCTTGCGCCCATTCCTAAGCGCAGGCCGGGACGGACGGGGTAAATAAACCGCCCGTTGGAACGCGATACCTAGGCATCCGCAGGATCTCTAGGCATCGCGCTCCAATCCCTTCCGCACAAAGTCGAAGGAAGGCAGGGGCCAAATCAAACCACCATGAGAAACTCCGTATACGATAACGTCGCGTTCCAGGGAGGCGTGAGCCTTCCTCCGCAGTCGTTCTCCGGTTCTTCCGCAGTAAACGGGAACGTGGTCAACACGCAGGGCATGACGGATGCGATCCTCCGCGCTTACGGCGCGGCTCCGTCTAATCCCGGCACGGTTGCCAACCTCGTCGTGACCCTCCAGGAATCGACGACCGGCAACAGCGGCTGGACGAACGCCCTCGACAACACCGGCACGGTCATCGGCTTCACCCTCACGGGCGTGATCGGCGTGACCGGAACGACCGCGAGTGGCTCCCCGATCATCACGGCGATGACCAGCGTGACCGGCCTCTATGTCGGCCAGGCCATCGCTGGCACCGGCATCCCGTCAGGCTCGGTCATCACGGCCATCCAGAGCACGACCGCGATCACGATCAGCGCGAACGCCACCTCGTCGAACACGAGCGAAGCGCTCACCTTTTCGGTCGAAGGCCAGGCACGGATTGAAGGCCTCGGCCTCAACCGGCACCAGTACCTTCGTGCGGTCGTCACTCCGGCGTTCACCGGCGGTTCTTCCCCAGCGATCCTCGGCTTTGCCGAAATCGTACAGGGCGGACCTCCGCAGCAGTTGCCGCAGAACCCGGCTGTTTCGAACACCTAGCCCCCTAGGATTTCGAACTTTCGCCAGCAGGTCTTCTCATTCGAGAAGGCCTGTGGCGAGGGAATTCTTCTCTCACCAATCCAATGAAAGAAATCGTATCGCCATGGGCGCTCACAACCTTGCAACGGGTTAAGGATCGCCTTTCAATCACCAATGACCAGAGTGATGCCGTCTTGACGCGGATCATCAATTCCGTTTCCGACAATATCGAGCGCATGTGCGGCAAAGCGGGCATGGAAGCATATCCGAACGATTGCCATTTCATCCAGAAGGTCTACGTGAACGAAATCTACACCGTCGGCGGCAAGCGCCAGGAGCACCTTGTTATTAGGAACCAGCCCGTCATGAACGCGGTCGTCTCCGCAACGGTGACGCAGGGCGTCGGCATCAATTCACCCGCGCTCCTCACCATGCTTCCTGCCGCATTGATGAGCCAGGTCACGCCGCTCATCAGCGCGGCCAATTTCGTCTACGGCCTCCCGATCCTCGGCGCCGGCATCGCGCAGGGCAGCTACATCACCGGCGGCGACGGCGCGGGAAACTTCACGTTCAATATCCCGCCGCAGGTAAGCGGCACGAATGTGATCGTCGAAGTGAGCGGCCTTTTGAGCTTCCAGTGGCGCTCCGGCACGCCCACGAATCCTGTGTGGACGCCATTTATCCAGGACCAGTCCGAAATCATGGAGCAGGGACGCTCGGGGATCATGCGCGTGTATGGCAAGCTCCCGTACATCTACTCGAACATGCTTAGGGCGACGTATATCGCGGGCTATCCCGTTGACTGGCAGAACGCCGGCAATGGCGCGACGCACCGCCTCCCCGCTGATCTCACGAACACGTGCGAAAACATTGTGGTGCGGACATTCAAGCGGCTTTCACTAGCAGGCAAGTCGAGCGAATCGCTCGCCGGAGCGACCATAGCGTTCCGGAACGACTACGATGCGGAGGACAAACAGGTCATAACCAACTACACCCGCGTGGGGCAAGTCTTCTGAAACATGCCAGGCGCTTTTCGAATCCAAATCCCAAACCTTGAGGAGCTTCGCGCGAAGCTGGCTTCGTATCCTGCGATTTCCGCCCCCATCCTCCAGAACGCCATCGTGGCGTGCCAAGCGATCCTCTCAGGCAATACGAACGCGAGTACTGTCCCCGTGCACACGAGCTATCTTGTCCAAAACTGGGGATGGCAGGTGGGACAGCTTTTCGCCCGCTGGTGGCCGATGGCGAAGTACGCGCCCTACGTCGAATTCGGCACCGCACCGCACATCATCAGGGCGGTGAATGCCCGTGTGCTTGCCAATCGAGAGACAGGCCACATCTTCGGCCCCTTAGTGCACCACCCCGGCACGAAGGCCAATCCGTTCCTGGAGCGCATCATCGCCGCATCGCAGCCCACGATCAACGAGCTCTTTGGCAAGGCTCTCGACCAGATAACTTCCGCAATCGCGGCACAACCCGCATGAGCAATCTTTCACCGTCCCAACTCCAAAAGAACGCCATCCTCAAGGACTTGCAAACTCTGGTCAATTCCGGCGTCCTCGGTTCCGTGTTTGCGGATGACTTCTCGAAGGCCAACCCGTTTGACCGCGTATGGGGCAATTTCCCGTCTGTGGTCATCATCCCGCCGATTCTCTCCGGGAACCAATATGAGGATCAGGCGAACAACACCCGCGAATACACCTGGTACCTGATGTGCGTCACGACCTCGGAGAACATCGACAAAGACGACCCCACCTATATGGAAGGCCTTGTGGACAGCATTGTTGCCCTTTTCGATATGGATGCTACGCTTCAAGGGACGGCGAACGCGGGCCTGTATCCAACCCTCTTGGATGCTCCCGGAATCATCAACCCACCGGACTCCTCCACAAGCTACATTGTTTTCTTCATTTCGTTCAAAGCCCGTGTGCTTGTGAAGGCAGGCGTCCAGTAAACAATCACCCTCCACCATCCATGGATATCCCAGGCGCGAAAAACAAAATGATCGACGCGGCAGAAAACAAATCCGCAGAATTGGCAGACATCAAGGCATCCCCTCCGACCCTCAACGAGTATTTCTTCCCCGGTAGCGGAAGGTGGAAGCCGATGACGGTCCAAGCCCGCACGAAAGAAGAAGCGGACGAGACCCACAGGTCGAAGCGCGAGCCAGTGAGTACGGAAGGTGAAAAGGCCGAAGAGCAAAAAGAAACCAATAACGAACAATCTTCATGAGCAAAGGAATCGGGCGGCTAGTCCAATATGGGTACGCAAAAGAAGCGACGCGAGGCACGGCGATAAGCTCTGCTTCGTTTTGGTCGCCGTTTGACGACCTCGACTTCGACGAGAAGGCCGACAACGTAGTCGCTGACCAGGCCGTTGGCGTCATCGAGGATTCGATAGCGGAGTACCGCGTGAAGAATTTCGCGGACGGCAGTTTCAAGATGCCGATGACCGACCAGAGCGCGGCGCTCCTGTTCTTGTCGATGTTAGGCGGGCAAGCAGTCGCCACGCACTCGGGCGAGTCAGTGGTCTATGACCACACCTTCACGGTCGGCGAGTCGGCGCAGCACCAGTCGCTCACCATGTTCGTGCACGATCCCTTGGGCGGCACGGACTACTCGCACGCGAATGGCGTCATCCACAAGATGACCATCGACGCGCAGCTCAAGAAGTTCGTTCAGCTCTCGCTCTCGGTGCGGGCGCAGAAAGGCGTCGCGCAAAGCGCATTCACGCCGTCAATCATTGCCGAGAACCGCTTCCTCCCGCAGAACATGACGTTCTCGTCAGCGCCTTCGGTTGCCGGGGTCGCAGGAACCCTCACCGCGACCGGAACGGCATCGAGCACCATCCACGTAACCGGCCTCAGCATCAGCACGACGCTTCTTAAAGTGGGCATGGCTGTATCGGCGACTAATCTCCCGGCAGGCGCAACTGTCTCCGCGATCGTGAGCGCTTCGGCGTTCGACCTCTCGGTGGCAACCACTGGCGCAATCGGAACGATGACCTTCACCGGCGCGATCGTGGCGCTCAAGAACATCAAGATTGATTTCGACGCGAGCGTCGAGGACCAGGAAGTCTTGAGCAGCGTCGCGCCAGCGGATTTCCTCAACAAGGAATTCAAGGTCAGCGGCACCCTTGAGGCGATCTACCAGAATCTCACCGATTTCAAGAACGCCTTCATCGCAACCCCGAACGTGGGCCAGGCGATGCTCCTCAACATCGTGAACACCGACGTCACGATCGGCAGCACGACGAACCCGACACTCACCATCACGCTGAACCAGGTGTATTTCAAGGAGCTTGGCATCAAGAAGACCCCGAAGGACCTCGTCTATCAGACCTTGAAATTCCACGCCACCTATAAGCTCGCCGATTCCCAGATGGTGAAGGTGGTGCTCACGAATACGCAATCTGGCACGTACTAATTCGGTCAATAAACCTAAATTTCCACTACAAACATGTCAGAACGAACAACAAAGGAGGTGGCAACTCCGGGCGGCCACACGGTCGTCTTGAAGGAGTACGTCACGGCTAGGGAGATGATGCCGATCCTCAAATCGGCCAGCGCGACCTCCACGCCGGCCGAGAACATCGACAAGGCTTTGAAGATGATCGAAGTTGCAGTCGTGTCCGTTGACGGCGCGACTGAAAACGTAATCGAAACGGTCCAGGATCTTCCGCTCGCGGATTACATGTTCCTCACGAAGGAAGTCGCCGCACTTGCGGATTTTCAGGGGACGAAGAACTGAACTGGCACGAGTTTTTCGTCATCGGCAGGGCAGAATTGAGCCAGGACCAGAAAGAGATTCTCGTTTGCAGGGAAATGGGATGGAGCCACGAGGAATATCTCGAGGCCCCATGGCGCATGATCCGCAGCATTTTCGTGATGCTCAACGAGGAAGCCGAGGAGATGCACCGTCGCAACAAGGCCGCATGAGCTGGACAAGCCGTGCGGCCTGACGCATAGTTATGGAAAAGGTCGGGGTATATAAAGCAATCACATCGGTCATGGGAACTTTAATCATATTGGCACTTGCCTGTCTGGTCATCGCGTTTATTGTTGCGTTCATTAAGGTCTGCTGGGACGCTTCGAAGCGCGTGACCAAAATGGGAAAGCTTATCGACGAAGCCGCGGCATCAAAGGGCATCAAATAGATAAACATATAGCCTCACGCCTCAATGGCAGACCTCTCCTCGAATCTGGAAATTGTCATCAGCGCTGTCGATGAGGCTTCGGCGGCGTTGGAGGACGTCGGCCGGTCAATGGACGACATGGCGACCACTGCGGCCGCCGTTTCGTCGTCAATGGACGAGTCCTTGGCATCCGTGGGGCTCGCGATGAACGAAACCACAGGTGAGATCGAGAACGCCGCCCTCACACAAGAGCAGTCATTCAATCAACTGGCGGAAGTCCTCCAGACCGACTCGGCTGAGATCCAGGACCTCATCCTTTCCGAGGGGATCTCCTTCCAGGAGGCTTCGGCAGTGGTCGAGGAGGCGAACGCTGCGATAGCCAGCTCGACGGACCAGGCAACATCCGTCTCGCGCAGCAATTTTATCCAGCTCGGCATCGTCGCTGGAGCGGTCTTCGCGGCGGTGTCCGGCGCGACAAATTCGGCGGTCGCGGCTTCTGTGGCGTGGAACGAACAATCGGCCGTGCTCGCAGAAACGCTCAAGGACACCGGCTCGTCGGTTCCGCTCGCAGAAGTCCAGGCGTACGCCGAACAGCTACAGGCCACCACGCTCTTTACGCAACAGTCCGCGCTTCAGGCGGCGGAACTCGTGATGAGCCACAAGAACCTCCAGTCCTCGTTCCAGTCCGTCATTTCCGTCGCAAGCGACATGGCGACCAAGATGCACACGGACCTGCCATCCGCTACACGCGTCTTGACGAACGCCCTCGCCGACCCCGTCGCGGGAGTGAACCAGCTCATCAGAACCTTCAACACCGACTTCACCGCGGCGCAGGTGACGGCCATCCAGAACATGGCGAAGGTCGGTGACACGGCAGGAGCGGACGCGCTGATCCTGAAGGCGCTCAACGAGTCCATTGGCGGCACTGCGAAGGCGGCGGCCGACGCGAGCGGCGCCGGCATGACGAAACTGAACAACGACATGACGAGCATGTCGATCGTCATCGGGCAGGACCTCAACCCATTGCTCGACGCTCTGGCCAAAGCCCTTGACCCGGTCATCAAGTTCATCTCCAAGTGGGCCGATGAACATCCAAAGCTGACGGCCGCAATTATTGTCGGCGTCGTCATCCTTACGGCGTTGATAGCCCTCATCGCGGCAATCGGCATTCTCGCGCTTACGGTCATTCCCGGCATAGCAGCTCTCACGGCAGTAGTCACCGGATTCGGTGCGGCGCTTTCCTTCGTCGCGGCCAACCCGGTAGTGCTCATCATTGCGGCCATCGCCCTCATCATCCTTGCCATCTACGAACTCATAACGCATTGGAAGGAGGTGAGCGCGTTTCTTCAGGCCGAACTCAAGGTACTCGCCGACAACTGGCACCTGATGTGGCAGAACATGAGCGACTTCCTTGCCGGCATCTGGGCAAGCATAAAGAACACCATCAAAAGCGGGATCAACGACGTGATCGGCCTCATCAACAGCATGATTAATGCCCTCAATTCCATCCACATCAGCATCCCCGCGATCCAGGTCCCCGGAACCAAGATCGGCACGCCCGCCATCGACCTTGGCTTCAATATCCCTGACATCCCCATGCTTGCGTCCGGAGGCATCGTCTACAATCCCGTCCTCGCCATGATCGGCGAGCAGGGGCCGGAAGCGGTCGTGCCGTTATCATCGTTGGGCGGCGCAGGCGGCTTTGGGGGCGGGACGCAGATCATTGTGAACATCCAAGGCGGCATTTTCCCCGCCGCCCAGT